AACGGCTTCCCATAAACTGACTCGTTCTGTGAAGAAAACTTGGCAATCCAGAGTTCGCCGGCATCTTCAATCGCCGCTTTAGGCCGTTCTCCGCCAAGTAATGAGCCAGGCTGCGCAAGCATGGCAAGATCAATTTGCGATAAAGAATACACGAGAGCTCACTAAAAAGAGTTTGTACCGATTCCTGCGCGACGTGTGCGGCGTTAAAAATAAAAACTTGCCGGTTATCAAAGATGAATTCTTTATTAAGTGGAAGGATTGACTACCTAATTCCCTCGAATTCGATGGTTTTAGATGTCAACCCGGTTATATGCCACCCAATCTTTGCGGTCGATAGCCGTCAATGTGGCTAGCGTCATAGATACGGCCAGTTCAATATAACGACCGTTAGCATCTACAGGCGATGATAAAGGCTTTGAAATAGATTCAACAACCAATGGCGAGTACGTGCGACCTTTGTACTTCATTGCAACCAATACAGGCGCGATAGATGGCACCAATGCTTCTATAAACCCTTTATCCCCATTGGCAGACTGTGCAGCACGCGCCAAAATTGATCCGTCAGGCGATAACTCGACTGGTAGCGACCATTCCATCAATTTATTGAAAGGTGCCTCAACCTCGGCATAAGAATCGCGCCAAGCCCGGAACAAGGCTGTGACCTGAAACTTCACAGGCGGCATTCCATTGAATACCTGAGTGGAATTTAGCTTTGTAATACCTGTCCTGCCTTCAAACTGCTTAATGAACTGATTAGACTGTTGTTGCGCACTTGCGGCAATACTTGCCGGATCACCGCCCTCACCACGACCAAAAACAGCATCAATCAACGAAGAGAATGCGCCGGATTGCAGCATAGCCAACAAAGTAGGTGCTCTGTTTTCGGGTCCGGAATGCTCGAACGCACTCTGCCAGTTCAGGGTCAATTCCATGCTGGCCTCGGTAAGCGGTGTCTGCACAATTACCTTGTCAGTATTTTGTGTACGCGCATACGCACCACCTTCTGTCCGCTCTACCTGATAGAAGCTGGCTATCAAATGCGGTGATAAACCCTCCCACATGGATGAGAGGTGGTTTTCTTCTAAGCTTGGTTTATTGGCCATAATAAAAAAGTGGCGTTACCGCAGAGCCAGGATTCTCTTTGATAGCGCCGGGTTGCAGCCTGCGACAGCTGTTCAAAAAAAGTTAAATTACTTCAACCCTGATCTTTTGCGAATTTTCATTGATTTTTTGCGGCGCATTTTGGCGCCTGCTGTACGACTCTTGCGCTGCGCCTTCTTGATTGCCAGCTTTTGCTTTCCGGATAACCGGACACGTCCAGCCACACGCTTTCTAATGCGAACTTTCTTGCCTTTACGCACCACAATCTTTTTCTTGTAAACCGCATCCAGCGCGATATTTTCAGCATTATCAAACACGAATGATGCTATTTCAGAATCTTCTTCATCCTCGCCATCCGGCATAACAGAAGCAACCAGGTCACGTATACGCTCGGCTGCATCATCATCCCAATCGTTTAGCAAGGCATCGATATCTTCATCATCAACACCTTTTGAGGAGAGATAATCCCATGCGCCTTCCAGTGCAATATCCAGCGTATCCTGCTCGTCATCCGTAAGTTCACCGTCCTTATCTGCATCGGCAATGCCAACCATCAACGCGAACAACCGGTCTGAGGATGTTTCGCCATCGTCCAGATCGTCAGTTTCAAGCCATTGATGAATGGCCGCTACAGACTGCATTTTTATTTCATTAACGCTATGGTCCGCCGCAGCATCCAGCGCGATATCTTCATGATCGGCATCATCCAGCGTCATCCCGCCAGCACCCAATTCACGGCTAAGCCCTTCGTCAGACTCTTCTTTGTAGTTGATAGCCTGACGCAATATGTTTTTCATACTCATTTTCAATGATCCTTATTCAGAATAAGTTGTTAATTAACGGGTTAAGGTTTGGGTAACAAAGATTTGTCTTGCGGTGCCGTCATAACGCAACCAGTAGCTGCAATCAATCCGGTCGTATGGGTGCTGTGCGTTCGGTCGAACATCAAACCGCCACGCTCTACCTTCCATTTCAGGTGTATCACTTGGCACCAGCCAGCCGGAAGCCTCGGCACCCTCAAATAATTCTGTCAGGAAGTTGCTAAGCCGCTTCAATGCCTCTTTCATTGGCAGTTGAAGGACATCATTACCGTATCGCACAACAGATTCATCAATGCTTGTCGACATATCAGCCACGGAGATAAGTTTCCGAAGGCTTGAGTCAACCAGTGCGCTTGTCAGTGAGTCACGAAATACGAAACGACCACCACCTGAGAAGTTTTCCCATATACACGGATTGATTTTTGCTTTTGCCAGCGCGTTTAACTGCTGATTGCTTGGAGATACAATCTGCTCCATTCGCAGCCGATTAATAGCCCAATTACGACCGGCTATCGGGTAGTTTTTCGGCGCAAATCCACGCGCATTGGCCTGTGAGTTGCGGCCACATGCGTATGCGATATTAAGTGTTGCTACACCAAAATATCCTTTCGGGTTAATGCCTGTTGGGTCGTTACACTTGACTGGAAACCAGAACGCATGCAGCAAATGAGCGGTTTCGCTCGCGCCCATACTCAACGCCTCTACAAATGAAATTGCAGCATCAACGCCAAGATTACCCGGCACATCGAACCGTAATTGACGATTGGTATCAAACGCCAGTTGCACCAGTTGCGCGAGCATTGCAGCAGATTGTGTGCCACCGGATGATATGTAGGCAAAATCATGCGGCGTACTCTCAAGCTGAACCCTTGCCAGCGAATAATCCTCAGCATCGAAAGCGGTACCGCCTTCATCAAAGCAAACAAGCGCTGTTGATGTAGCCCATTTCTCCTTGCCACTGGTGTCATAACCATAAGCATTCGAAGCTGGATCGATAGCCGCAGCCGTGCCTGTAACACCAACGCTCACCTCCACAGTATCGGTTTGTGCCGCTACAACATCTGGTAAATAAAACGAATTACCGTAATCATCTTTTGCCGTAGCATCAAGCGATCCCAGGAATTCATAGAGTAAAACGCCGTCAGAATCACGCAGGCGCAATGTGATTTCTTTGTTGGCGACAGCAGAGCCACCGGTCTTTTTCTCATCAGCACGGAACTCTAAGATAATGCCATCATTGAAGCATTCAAGATGTTTAATGGATAACAAGTAAGGCGCGACCGGTTCGGTTTCTGATACTGAAAAAGTAATGGCCTGTGTGACGCCGTCAACTTCGACCAGGGCCCATTTTATTGCTGCAGCATCGGTAACAAGCCGTTGAACGACAGCTTCATACGCGCCGTTATTCAAAGCCTCAACCACATGAACCCACGCTTCATTTAATGCTGAAATACGGACCTGCTCACCCTTTCCAAGTTTGCTAAGTACGTTTCCACGGTCCACCTTAAAAGACTTGTCAATCCGACCGCGTGTTGCTCTCATCATGATGCCAAAGTTTCTATCGGCACTGCCGGATGTTGGAATTTCAGAGTTGTCTCGCAGCGGATTAAGCTGCACGCCGGACTCTGCACCGAGTTGTCTAACGAAAGATACGCTCATACCTGTTCCCTACCAAAAAATTAATTCGACAAGGGAACTGTATTTCACGCCAACTGCTATAAATGCGGGGTTTTCCGGTTTGTAATGCGCGGGTTACATAAACAAAAAAACCGCCCGAAGGCGGTTCAAAGGTGAAGCTATTTATTTGTACTTTCCTATATGGAATGTATGTGTATTATTTTTTTGTCTTTCCACTACCAGATTTTGTTGCCTTCGTCTCGCCGTCGTTAGCATCCGCACCTGACTTTCTTTCGCCAGACTCGACTTGATTATTTTCGCCATTGTCCTGATCTCCGCCGCTCTGATCTTCAACGCTTTCAAACGTCATTGAATAAGGTATCTTATTCATTTCAGATACCTGCTCCATGCTTGCGACAGCCCGAACCAGCAAGTCTTTGTCTTTTACAACAAATTCCCGCTTATCAAGTCCGTCCGGATTGGCGATCGGCTCAAGATGCATGCCGCCAAGCTCAGCCACGGCCATTCTGCATGAGAAGCGATTGGTTACCCGTATGCGATGCGGGAATTCTGCATCACCGAAAACCTGATCCACTGTTTGTCTCGCGCCCTCATCCATCAAGGATGGGGCACCAATTTTTAAAACTCTTGCCATTGCAATGTCTCCTTAAATTATTGGTGCCGCCAATTATTACTGACCGATATTGGTGACGTTGACAACCGCACAGCCCATTGCTGACGGAATGTGTGGATTTACCGCAGTGAAGTTTCTGGCGTAGTATCCAGTGCCGTTCTTCAATGATTTATCAACCCCCAAAGGAATAAGCGTGGTTGGAACAGCATCGCCCAGCACAAAAGGATTCAATGCGACCGAACTTGCACGGCCAATACACAGGATTTGCGCTGTAGAAGTGGTATCAGTCAGTCCTTTTGGCGTGTAATACACATCATAACGACCAAACAGGCGACCAACACGGAAGATTCCTGGGCGTTCTGTAACCCCTGAAGGCACAAAGATATCACTTGGCATGCCAAGGAAGTCAGCCATCAGATATTTGCCAATATAAAGATGCGTTATACCATGATCGAACGTATCAATTGCCATTTGCTGAGACAGGGCACCCAACGTTGCCGACAGATCACGCCATGCTTCCGCTCTGTTAAGAAGCGTTTTGCGATTAGACCAGTCGTAATTGAAAGTTACCTGATTATTCACGGACAATCTGCGAGCCTGAGCCAAAACTCTATAATGACGCTCGCTTGCCACTTGCTGTTGCAAGGCAACCATTGATTCCTGAAGCGGATCAAGCCCCAATTCATTAGACATTTGAGAACGGGCATCAGGCGTAACATTTACGTAACCACGGCTGGCCTTTGCAAATAACGGATAGGTCACAACGCCTGACTGCAGGCGCGGAATCAGATCTTCATCGCGCTCATAGTCAATAAACCCTTCTACAGCAACCGGCACAGTATCCGGCAATGCTGGCGTGGTGGTAATTGCGAATACGCCGGTATCTGTATTGATATTACCGCCAATGTTATAGGTAACACTGGAAATCTCAACCGATCCAGTCATTACAGAATTGCCAGATCCTGAAGAACCAGCTTCCTGAGCAACAGGTATCCCATTGACATACAGTATGGTGCGACCGCGCAAGAGTTTCACTGCAGCAGCACCCTGATCACAGGTTTCATCAGTTGCCTGAATTGTCGTGAGTTTGCCGTCAATATTACCGGTAGTAACAGCTGGTGTTAGTGCGTGTATGCGAGAAGAATCAATATAATGATTACCGCAATTCACACCATCCATTGACCCGCCTTGCGCATACATACCGTAAGCATCACCGGCCTGGTGCGTCAGAATTGCCAGCTTAGCTTCATTTGATGAGATATCGGCGGGCAGATAGTGCGCAAAAGGAATTGATTCACCCAGGGCAGACAGAATAGCCACAACCGCACGATTAGGCTGTAATGACAATTGATCATGATGTGCTGACGTTGCCGAGTCAAGGCTCATTGGCATTTTATCTCTGGCAAATCCAGTGGTGCCATACGCCATGTGGATAGCATGCTCAATAACATCGGCAGGAACGCTTACACCGTGCTGACTTTCATAAATATTCATGCCGTCATAAATTGCACGAATAATGCGCGTTTGGTTTTTATTCTTTACACCGTCATTTTCGCCTGTACGCGCCTCATCCAGAACCACCTGAAGGCTTTCAGGCACTTCCACTGTGTTTTTATTGATCACATCAACAACAATATCATTGGCTGCAGCAGAATCAAAAACACCATTCGTTACCGCATTTTCTCGCAATGAAGTGGCAAATTCATCCACTTGCTGTGTTTGTCTGTTGTTGTACTCTAGCTGAGTTTGGCGAACCTCTGTACGTTTCATTTTCCGTCCTCTATATAAACATTTACCTACCCAGCTGTACCGGGTACTGAATTGAGGTTTATATTTTGAGAGGACAGAAAGCCCCTAAATGGCGGGTTTTCCGGTTTTGCTAAGTCACGGCATGATATCCAGATCAGCCCTGCGGTTTGTCACGTATCTAAAGACAAAAGGCGGTATGTTGGACACTGTTTCGATGTCGACAATCTCATACGCCACCCTGACGAGCTCTGACACAATGATATAAATCACGTTATGCTTTGCAACAGAGAATCCATCCGTCGTGCCAGCAGGGTTTTCAGGCTCAATCAGGTATCTTGCCTCATCAGAAAATCCATTATTCGCATCCAGTCTGTCAGTCATGCTTGACGGCGAGAACATATCAGCCGATAGCGCGTAGCCACTGCCCAAAAGCTCCCATGAAACATCATCTTCATCATCAGAGTTCAGGACACCCATGCCGCCAATTGTTTGCGGGTTAGCGCGATTGACTATCTTTTTGAATACCTGACACTCCCATGAATTAGGGTGATTTATGACAACATTACGCACCATGCGATTAACACCATTTGAAACATTATTGAGCATTGCCTACACTCCTAACTTTTCAGCTATTTGCTTGTCTGTGAAATTAAACTTGCGCAGTACCGATAGATCGTTCTCGGATAACTTACCGGATTCGATAGCGGCCTCAATCTTGCGCGTAGCAGCCGGTTTTCTTGCCAGTCTTGGGGTAACCTTGGCCACTTTGTGAAGCGCGTTACGCTCTTTGATTCTTTGCCTGTCTTGCGCACGCTGTTCGCTTGTTTTAATTGCTCGCGTTCTGGTGGATTGCTTTGACGCGGCCTTTTCAAGTTCAGATTGCTTTGCCCGCAGCTTGGCGGTGTTGTCTGCTGATGCATGCGCTTTTTCCATATGTTTTGTCAGGAAGTTGAGCACAGTCGTTGACGATTCAATTTCAGACATAACGCGCAATACATGCTTACAGGCAACACCTTTCAGATTCGGGTTGCGAATCTTGGGGAATCCAAGCTCTTTACGACCGGCGTTAAAGTTTCCAATTGTTGCGATATACCGGAACCAGAATCGATGTCGGCCACAATCACACTCATAAGCGAGTTTTTGTTTTCTTAACCAGTTGGCTGTTTGCTTGGGTGTTTTGCGATCCTTGGTTTTCGATGCCATTAACTTGTTGACCGCTGTGCTAAAGGCATTAAAACGAATTAATACATGGTGGCGGGTAACGTCAGAGTCCGGTCCGGCATTTGTAATAAATCTTATCTCACTGTTGTGTGCGGATACGGGAACCGCCATATTGATTTGTATTCTTGCCCGTTCAATGTCGGTATCAGCACCCGTTCCAGGCATGGGCTTTGAGGATGCGAGATCAATAACCTGTCTTGCCGTTATTCCATCTCCATTGAAATTGCTCTGTGCCAGTCGCATGTTATGACGAAATTGCGCCAGGTCATTTGTCGTAATCTGCCTTGGCTTGCCGCCTATGGTCGTCATGAGAACACGACTTGCGTTCCACTCGCCCTGCACTTCCCTCTTTGTGAGAATTACAGAGTTGGGTATATTTTCCGCTTCTTCACGCTGCCGTTTATCAGCTGAGGCTATACCTTTGGCTTCACCGACATGACCGCGAATCTTGCCGAGAAACATATTCTTAGCCATGACGCACGACTACCTCGCCCATGTAGGCTTATAATTCTTGCGATTATCAGGCAAAGACTCAAAGCCGGTTCTGCGTTTTATAGCGTACAACTGCCCTTCTGTTGGCAGCACCAACCGTCTTTGCGTTAATGGCTGATCAACCATATCAAGACCAGCCGCAGCCATAACAGCCAGGTATTCATCGCGCCGACCATATACACGCTGAGAAACCAGCGTTAAGTCATAGACTTCATCGGGCTTGGTTTCATAGGTTATGGCTGGCTCCCATGGCTTGGTGCGCTCTGAGATCCGCCTTATTTCTTTGTAGAAGCTGCTTGCCGCAGTTGAGTTGACATCGATCATATAAACTAGATAGTGATAATGCCGCCATTCATAAACGTTGCGATCTCGTCGGCCATTTCTACGGATCGCTCGATAGCATCTGATTTTGTGGCGTACAAACATGTGGCAAGTGCTGCCATTTGGCCGCAAGTGACACTCTCTGACACCCGGAAACGTGGACCGCTCACATCGATGCCGTCTTTTTCTATTGATGATTCAGGATTTGCCCTTGCTGCGCGTTCAGAAAACGTCAGTCTTGGACTTGCGCCGTCATTGGCAACACCGGCTTTAAGCATATAAAAAGATTTGATTGCCTCTTTGATATCATCGTCACCAAATAACCGGTCGCGCTCTATCCCTGTATCGTTTGTTATTACCAGGCAATCATCCCTTCTGGCAGCCCTGTAATCTGCCTGAACGCTGATAGCAAGAACGCTTGTATCAGTATCAAGCATTGAGAACAGCGAACAAGGAACGCCACCGTAACCTATAAAAGTGGCCTGAATTTTTATCATTCTTTAAATACCAATAAATACCAGACAAACATGAGGTTCAGAAATAACAGGATCGCAAGCGAGAACAGGTAGAACCCGCGCATTTCTTCTCGAAACAGGTGAATCTTGATAATCAATTCATTGACAGGCATCAACCACACTTTCCATGAAAAAATCCAGCAGACAAGGCTATAAGGCCATGCGAATACAGATATCAGCACGACCACGCCAAGACTGTGAGAAAGATCGTCGGTGTCAGCAGGATCGCGCATACTGCCCTTGACAATCGAAAACAGATAGATAAGCCCTATAAGAATGTGAATAAGAAAAATATTTTTATAATCCAAGTCGATCATATTGTGTCCTCACGAGTGGAATTGACCTGAACAACAACAGGGTAGCCCGCTGGATCATCATCACTTCCAGGCGTGCCCTTGCCATCGTTTGGCTCGCCCTCTTTGGGCGCGTTAAACAACGGACTGGATGCTCTTAACGTAATGTCAATAGCCAGAATCGCCATGTTTTTGGATTCGGTTGGAGAAGGAACCGCCACTACATCAGGCGCCTCAATCTGCACCGGCCACTCAAGCTCGTAACCGGCAAACTCATACTTTGCGTAGAATCTTCTATTTGATATTGAGTCGATATACAGAGCAAACTGAGCGGCCAGTGCTTTAGCCGTTGGCTCATCATGAGAAAATATCGCCACCTGAGCACGGATATCACCAGCAGCCACCTTGACACCGAACGCGCGTTCTTTCACATCATCGGGAAAGATCACCAGCAATTCATCATCGGATGTGATTTGCCTAGTTACATCCCTGCCTGTAGACGTGTAATCATTTGCCATTGCAGCAATCATCACCGGCAAGTCAGGCGGGTGCGTTGGCGTGCCGTCAGTATCATTTCTCTGCCATGCAGAAAGCATGTCCTGCACGGTATCAACCATTCTGGAAGGTGCCCACACAATGCTTTTTGATAATCCACGAGACGCAAACTCGGTCATGCCCTTGGTGGTTGGGCTAAGGCTGTTATAAAACCCGCCTATGTACTCACCAAAGGCTGACTTGACTGGAAACAGCATGATTTATTACCGTGTGTAACGGTTGATCAATCTCTGCGCCATGGGATCTTGCTTAACCTGATCGCCTGCAGGTTGAGTTGCTGGCAGTCTGTCTGCAACCCTGAATTCCTGAATTTCACGCTCTAATTGATTGGTCGAATCCAGTTTCACTACCGCGTGCAATGGATGTTCGTAATTGCCGTCAAGAACTTCGCTCGGATCAATCTTATGTGTCGCCAAAAATGACAGATATTGTTCATTTTCAATCTGCAACCGTTCGATTGTCGCGCTCGATGCTTCGCGCTCCTGTCTGGCACTATCAAGCAGACTGATAATAGCCTGAGCATGCTCTTCTCGTTCAGCGGCCAGCACATCATCATAAGTAAGTTCGCCCATATCACCACTCAGAGCATCATCCAGTGACACGCCACGATATGAGTTGTCCAGGAAATTAGGCTGAAGAACATAATCAAAACCGAAAAGCTGATTTGCTTTTTCATCAATAGCAGAAGAAAAACCGCCCGCCTGATTGTCAAAGAATAGTTTTTCGGCCAGCTTGCCGGATGCGGTATCAAGGAACTCTGCGACATGCTCAACAATGCCGTCCATGGTCATTTTTAAGTGAGTCGTAATGAATGCAGGTTCTACTACAACCGGATTACCGGCATTGTCTAAACCGCCCTCGCTCGGGTTCATGCCGAATCGAATACGCGGCCAGTGCCCGTAATAACCCGTCATACCGCGAGACCTAACCGTTTCCTGACATGCCGGACCATTAATACTGTCGTACAAAGCCTTGATATTAAAGTTTCTCGGCTTTCCAGTGTGTTGACGGCCACGATCCTTCAGTGAATATCTAATGATAGGTGTTGCTTTTGGCATAGCTATTTACTCCTTTTTAATCACAGAGCAAATAATGCAACCCAAAAACAAGCGCAATTATTCAATTTTCCGATAATTGTCACAGCGGAAAATCAGGGCGTTTTGGTCATTACAAACCCATAACATGAGGCAATTATTAATTACAAGACAGATTACCGGCATGGCAAACACAAAAAAGAGCAGTTTCCTTTCAAAATTTGGGATGCCCACAAGACGCTGGGAATCGGAATACATCAAACCGGTCGACGATATCAAGGAGTCTGATTCGTACCTATATGGTGCCGGACATACCACGGTGGCCTCACTCCTTGGAACGGGCAGACGCGCCGCCAGAGATAGACAGACAATCTATTGCAAGTGGGAAGACATGGAGTCTGATGCTATTGTTTCGTCAGCATTGAAGCTCTTGGTTACTTCCGCGTTGGGTGGGCATGAAACCAGTGGCGACGTGATTTTTATCGAGCAGAAACCAGAAACCAAAAAAGATAAAAAGCTGACAAAGATCACTGAAGAGGTGGCAAATGAAATTGCGCCAATACTCAATCGTGAGGCTTTCGCAGTAGCGTACACAGGCTCAACATTCGGTGATTCTTACGCAAGAATATACAGCAGGCAAGGTAAGGGTGTTATCGATCTATATACAGGTGAACTTGTGCGCCCTCAGTTGGTACAACCGTTCGAGCGTGGTAATAGAAACCTTGGCTATCATGTTTATGTAGGCAATAGGAATCATGAAAAGCTGGATGTGTCACAGATAGCCAGACTTAAAATGCCTCGCATTCAGTGGGTACCGCAGCACGGTATAGTTGAGAAATCGCTGCGTATCGCTATTAAAGAGGATGAAATAAACAATCTTCGACCAATGCCGAGCATGGCGGGCGGATCACTCCTGTATAACGCTGAAGAGTCATATAACAATCTTTACGCTTCCATTCTTGGATTGGTTGGGCAACGTTGGGTGGACTCCATCAACGAGCAGATGCTACAGGTCAATCTTGAATCAATGACGCTTGAGCAGCAAAAGCGGTTTCTTAAATCCATCAAGGACATGCTTATAGCATCAAAAAAGCGCGCCGAGAACGCTGTTAATGATGGCAGGCCGGTACTTGAAAAGATCATGCATATCATCCCTACATTCGGTGAAAAGCAGATATCAACCGTTAGTAACGCAAATGGCGGACAGACAGGCAGATCAGGCGACATAACCATTGAGGACGTGTTGCTTCATGCCCGGCTGCTATCCGGCGCGATTGGTGTTGACCTGTCCATGCTTGGCTTTGCTGATCAGATGTCAGGCGGCCTTGGTGAAGGCGGATTCTTTAGAACGTCAGCACAGGCAGCGGAAAATTCCAGATTGATAAGGGGCTCTCTTGCCGAATTCTGCAACCAGGTAATTGATATTCACACATACAAGAGATATGGGTTCGTATTTAATCCGGATGAGCGACCTTGGATCATCAATTTCTATGGCTCCATATCTGCACTTGAGGCCGAAAAGCAACGAACCAGAGCGGATGCCATGAATGGCGGCATGATGCTGGCACAGGCCATGCAGCAGATGAAAGATTTGGGCGCTTCAGAGCAAGTAATGATTGAATTTCTGACCAAAACCATGATGCTTGATGAAGAACAGGCCAAATTATACGCATCTATTGTCAAGGCTAAAGAAGAAGAGAATCAGAATGGCGATATGGAATCGGATAAGCCGGGTAATGGCGGTCGTTTCAAAATGGATAGTGCTTCATACCATTACTTGGAATATGACGAATATGAAGATGCAACCTTTGACGGGATTGGAAGCTCGACAACCATTCCGATTCCAAATAGAACAGTCAAATGGCTCGGATTTGAAGGATCGATGTCATTACGTGCGGACCTGCATGCACTGGCAGGCAAGCACAGCGAAATTTATGACGACAATCCAGATATGGTGCTAGAGGATATTCAATTTGTTGTCAATAAGCCGGATGACTGGTTTATCCATAACAACAACCGCATATCTATTTTCAGAGAAAGACTTGGCTCAGGTGCTATACCGCTTGTCAGGGTTGAATTTGAAATTAACATCAACGGATCATCTTTAGCCGCTGTTGTCAGGTCTGTTTACGCGAGTAACAAGAGGCAAATAGCAAAGAAAATGCAGGAAAAGAAAAAAATTATGACACGCTTTGGGTCAGGAGAGAATCGCCCTGAATTGCTAACTGTTGCCGAATACCTTTCAGCATTGGGTAACAGGTCCTAGCTTCTCGCTCAAACATGCCATAAATACATGATGAACAGTCCCAACAAAGGAACCACATTGCACACTTTCCAGTGTCGCTCCCAAAGCGCTAACAACAGGTTACCATAAAATGTCTTTATTCAACAATATCTCAAAATCACTGTCACAGAAAGGAACAATTCGGTCTGTGATATCTGAAACCACGTCAGCATCAAACGCCCTTGGCAATCGTGCTGCTAATATGATGGGTGGCGGTGAACTGGCACAGGCCATATCGAAGATAGGCGCAGCCAGCGCAACCAATGTTGTCAGAAACCAGATAAACAAGCACATACCGATACAGGCACACCGCGCCCTGAATGTTGGCGGTGGCGTTGTTGGAGACATTTTGCAGGGAGATATTAACTCAGCCGGGTTACGCATACTCGATTCCGGCCTGCTTAATGATTATTTGCCGGGTATGAGCGCTATTGCATCGCAAGCGAAGTATTGGGGCAGGCCGACACCGCTATTTGGCGGCATAACACCAACTGAAGCGCGGCGTATCTTTGAAGACATGCAAAATACCCGACTATCCAAGAAAAATCTCTTTTTAATTGAGGTATCTAGCAGGTTATGGGGCGACTGGGTATCGGCACAGTTCAACATATTTACCACGGAACTGGATTACTCGCCCTACATTATTAGTGGAGAAAAGCGCAGGATTGGCGGTGCATTGGTTGACTCAATCCAGGGCAATGAACCCGTTGAACTGCGTGTCACAACCATGGATGATCAGTTTGGAACGATTAAGAAATGGTTTGTGACGCATCATAGCTTTGCAGCACCTAGCGATGGTACTGTTGGCTTGCCGGTACAGTACGCAATCAAATTCAGGATCGTACATTCATTTATCACCGATTCAAGCGCACCGGCTGACGCATACACCGATATAGGGTGGTTTCGCCCTTCCAACATAGACATAAACCTATCAAGACGTGAAGATGCAATGCAGGAAATGCAAATGACATTCTCACAAATCGACACATTTATCTCTTTATAACAATATTATTATGATTAATAGCGACGACCAGGGCTTTTTGATCGGTGAATCTATCGACGTTGATAGCACCATGGCAATATGGAATGGGATTCGTGACGATATCAGCGCAATACGCGCGGCGTTGTCAACCAAAGGTGTAGTAGTCAAATCATCAGGGACCGGCAAGACGTCGGGCCCCACAAGCGCGGCAGTAAACCGGCGCGAAAAACGACAACCCATTGCCGCAACGCCATTACCAAGGACAGAACGAAGCAATAGAAAGCGTTCTGGCGCGTCCGTTGTGCGTCATACCTATACCAGAGAGTCAATACCGGATGCACCGGCAATCACACCAGCGCAGCGGCGTTTTTCATCGCTGGCGGAACCGCAGGATACCCCTGACCGAGACAATAAAGGCCGGTTTGTTGTCAGAAGTGGCGGCGCATTCAGTCATGACAATATTGTTGAAAGCTCATCAGAGAATATCAGGAATTCCAGAATTATAGGCGCAACAGCCGAGAAGATCGCCAGCGCAGTGACAGACGCAAGCTCAGGACTTGAAGAGACGGACCCGACAGTCAAGGCGTTCAGTGAAATTGCGCAGCCTATCGCACGCGGGTATCAACTGTTTTCATCAGGCACCGGCAATGGTGACAGGGAAAGTAATCGTTGGTTCAGGCGGATATTCGGTGAAATAAAGCTGTTTCGCAAAGAAGATGGCATATTCAGCAAGATAACCAACAAACGACTTAAAAACATTGAAGAAAAGCCTACAGAACCATCCAGAAGTGGGTTTTTAAGCTTTCTTTTTGCTGGCGGCATACTATCAGCCATACTTTCAAAGATACCGGCCATAGGCGCATTAATATCGAGTGCTGGCAATATCGTTGACATACTTCACGGCAACAAGGCAAAAGGCGCGGGCGGGATTGCCGGAACGCTGGCGGGAATGATTGGTGGCGCTAAGTTAGGTGCTTACGCCGGTTCTTTTGGCGGTCCAATAGTTGCGGCCATAGGTGGCGCTATTGGCGGCGTAGCTGGCCTGTTCTTTGGCAATACTGCCGGTCAGATTATTGGTGATAAAGTTGGCAGCTGGACAGCGTACATGAAACGGGCTGATATACCCGGCAAAATAACCGCGTCATGGCAGTCATTCTCGGATAGTTTCTTTGGCAAGATTAATGCAACATGGGATTCAATAACCGACTACATCAAAGATAAATTTGGCATTGATGTCAAAGGCAAGGTTACCAGCGCATCCAAAGCAGTCAAAAACTCATTTGTAGGTAAGGCTGCATCAGGCATATCCAATCAATTCAAATACGCTACTGATAAAGCATCTGAGCTTGGGCAGTCAATCAAGTCAAGAGTCACCGGCTCTGCATCGAAAAACAAGGAAGCGCTTATTCGTCAAATGAAACTGGCAGGTATCAATGATCCCAAAGAACAGGCCATGTTTCTGGCACAGATGGATCATGAGTCAGCCGGTTTCTCGCGCATGGATGAAAGCTTCAATTATCGAAGCGCAGACAGGATTATGGAAGTCAGCAGGACAGCCAGAAACAAAGGACGCACAGCGATTGAACAGGCCATGTCACAGGGACCGGAAGCAGTAGCCGAATTAATGTATGGCGGGCGCATGGGTAACGCGAATCCGGGCGATGGTTTCAGATTCCGTGGCCGTGGACACACGCAACTGACCGGCAGAAGCAACTACGCTGCAGCGGGCAAGGATTTAGGCATTGACCTTGTGAACTATCCTGATCTCGCCGCAAAGCCTGAGATAGCTGCCAAAATCGCCATCTGGTACTGGCAAAAGAACAATCTTGGCAATACCGCCCGCACCGGCAATGTTGCGAGTGTGACCAGAAAAATAAACGGCGGATTGAATGGATTGAGTGACCGTGAATCGAAGTATGCTGATTATCTGGCATACCTTAGCGGTGGCAATAACGCGATGCCTGCAGCGATTAACAACACGAGAGATTTCAGTATACCAAAAGTGACAGATCCTCAAGTATTCTCGTCTTCATTCTCGCCTGCACCGATTATGCCCGCTCAGCCAAAGCTGACACCCGCGCCAAAAATTGTTGAACCACTCGCCACCGGCTCAGGCAGTCGCAGTCAGCAGGTGGTGGTAGCTCAGTCAAATGAAGTTGGGCAAGACTTAAAGGATCGTAGAATCGCCCATATTGTTACGGGTGGATTGAGTGATTGATTTAATCAGAAAATGATAGCTCTTTACGTTAATAACGCAATGCGTTAATATATTCGTATGATTAAGAATTACCGTAACAAAGAAACTGAACGGGCGCACAAAGGGGTTTTCTCTAAGAAATTTCCCACTGAGATTGCCAAACGAGCAAAAATGAGACTCGACAGGATCAATGCCGCTCATGAGATTGATGATTTGAGAATGCCGCCTTCTCACAACCTTGAATCACTGTCAGGCGACCGTGAAGGTCAGTACAGCATACGTATCAACCACCAATGGCGCATTTGTTTCAAATTCGAGCACGGTAACGCTTACGATGTTGAAATAATAGATTACCACTAAGATAAAAACACCATGATAACCACAATCGAACCAGTTCACCCAGGCGAGCACTTAGCCGAATTTGTTGAAGAATACGGAATTACTCAATACAGACTGGCAAAAGAGATTCACGTGCCGCCAAGAAGAATCAATGAAATAATCAAATGCGCTCGCAGCATTAGCGCTGATACTGCCATACGTCTTAGCAGATATTTCGGGAACAGTCCTCAATTCTGGCTTAGCCTGCAGTCGAATTATGATATTGAGATTGCCAGTAAAAAGATAACCGATGCCATTAATCCAATATCTGCATGTTGATTTTTGCCGCCTCAAATGAGGACGGAATTATCAACATGCGGATTAATCGCATTTTTCCAATTAAACCCAGTGAAAGTATCGTCAGATATGTCAATCTTGAGGATTGAACGTCTAAATGCGGTTTCGATACCTGATGATGCCTGCGTTAAGACGGAAAACTTCCGTCAGAATTTTGGAATAGTTTGATGACTAATTTCATGGGAGTCAATATCAAAGTCAAGTAGATCCAAGACAAGAAAAAGCCCGGAATAGTCCTGTTTTTTTTAGTTATTAGCGGAAGGTATTTTTGTTATAACTGTATTTTTCAAAAATACCCAGGAAGTCTTTCGTGAAAACAGTAAATTCAGATCATGCATTTAAAGCCACACTTGCGTTTCTCAAGAAAAACCCTTGGCTGATAGAGCCAGGAAAAATGATAGACGGTGACGAGTCTTCAGAACCCGAAGCTATTATGTTTATATATCTGATGGTTACTGAGGATGTATATAGTTACGACGATGCCCGTCCATCTGTGCAGCGTGTTGTGTGTCAATTACTATTCGATTTTATAGCAAAGCTGGTGTACTTAGAACATCCATTACACAAAAAGCTTTGGACTGTGGATCAATCGTTACCTCTACACCTTCAAGCGCTTCAGATAATCGTTGCCGAAATTGCTGATATACATTCGCACAACATCAATCAAAACCTTAACAATTTTGCGTAATATATTCAGGTATGTATTCATAAAGCCAGTATGCCCCGTAATACGTCGGAAACAAATAGACTGATTTACAGTAAAATCCCGACTATATTGCCGGGTTTTATGCCACATTACATGTGATTTAACCCTTTATAAGAACATAAAATAATATGAAGAATAATTGCAATATTAAATCTCAGGAAATATGTCTGGTTAAAAATCACGAAAATCCAGCTTTAATTTGTAATTCAATTTTAGTAGAGATAGATTCTATACAGAAATTTATTTCTTCAATTATTGAAGAACGATACCCTGATCTAAATGAACACCAAACCCGAATCTCAAAGAATGCTGCTTTGTTTGCCCAGCATATCGGTTTATCGCAACAAGACAATGAATGCCTAATAATTGGAGCAAGCGTACACGACATTGGAAAAATGTCTATTAGTGATTATATTCTAAACAAACCGGCTCCACTTAGTCGTAGCGAGTTTTCACTAGTCAAGCAACATTGTGAATACGGCTATAACCTATTAACACCATTAAAATTATGTTCGAGCATTACTGAAATTGTACTTTATCATCACGAGAACTACGATGGCAGTGGCTATCCTGAAGGTTTATCTAATGAAGACATTCCATTGTTAGCACGAATGGTAAGAATTTTAGATTCATATGACGCATTAACTATGGACAGGCCATATCATAAGGGAGTATCAAGTAAAAATGCTTTAAAAATAATGAAACAAGACATGAATTGTTATGACCCATACTTGCTTGATTCTTTTTCAAAAGTAATAGAAAAACATAAAATAATTCAATAATTGTACGTCGTCAAAGTAATTTGGACAGATGGCTGCCAGAGATAAGAGACAATTCAGTTCATCAGGTCTGAATTTTTAGCCCGGTTATCGTAATACATCTGACGTCGCCTGGCTAATGTATGTAGTTCTATTTTTTCGCGTTTGTCGAGTATTGACTGGCCACGACCACAAAAAAATCAGCCGGTGTCAGATTGATCAGTGATTCGTAATAGCGTTTGTGATTGTAGTAATCGACAAACTGACGAACGCGGTCTTCCAATTCTCCAGGGAAGTAGATGTGGGCCCCATTTTTTGGACAGGTGTCTTAGGTTTACGGGCTGTTTTGTGCCCGCGCTATCGGGTGTTTAAAGTTTCAAATGTTCTGGTGTTATACGTTTATCCAGAATCTTCAAATCAAACTTTTTCAAAATTACCACCTCCTGTAAATTGCTTTCATAAAGACATTCCACTCGCACTGACGGCGGTTTACCAGGCCATCACTTATTTCCTTGATACCGTTTTTAGTCTCCTTGTTCCACGCTTTCCATGCGGTTTCAAGGCTTGAATAATTGGTTATGGCTCGCGGGTTATTAACCAGTTTCAATGCCGATGAAGTGCGGAATCCCTCAACACCAATATTGAAAGAAAACATAACCAATGCATCATACTGGTGCTGACTGATATTCGCCGTAACATACCGGTTCACTGCCAGTTCAAATCTATTCAGGTCGCATCTAAACAAATGATCAGCATAATACTCTGTAATGCCACTCAAATAGCCATTACAAAATGTTTGCCACTCTCTCTGTGTGATTAAATGGCCGTAGCCTATCGTGGCGCCATCGCACCACTCGGTTATCAGCCTTCCCGTATCATCGTCATAAGGTTTTAACTTCAAAACCTCGATGGACTTGAGTAAATTAATTCCTTTGTCGCTTGCTTTTGTGACAACATTTATCGTTGTCTGCTTTTTTACGCTTTCCATATCAAACACACCCCAAACAACCAATATTCACCACTCTATCGCCTCCACTCGGCATGGCAACATCAGCCGCCACATCAATCAAATCGCCAACAGTCGAAACATCACTAAGAAGGTAATCTTCAATCGAGATATTCAACTGGCGCTCAATATCAATAACTATCTCCAAGAAATTCATTGAATCAGCGCCCAAATCATCAACAATACGGCGATTTCTCGTTACAAAATGATGATTAATATCCAAATGCTCACTGACGATATTTTTAACCATCATGTTTATTTCTACTTTATTCACCGTCAATGAACCTCTCTGCTAATAACATACGGGAAGTAACTTACCCTGTGATAAACAATACAATCATCACCTTCAGACAGGTCACAAACCTCACATAATGACAATCCGTCCTCACTCTCATGGAAATGAAGCTCCTCCAGGTCAATACCACACCCGCACTTTACACAACGCATGTCGCTATCAATTTTAGTCGCCATTTTCATTGTGTCGGCATACCACCCCAAAACCCACGCAATACAGAACAAAATAAAGCTGATCTCGCTTGATACATCCTCAGAAGCCCATGTAATAGCAATGACAACAAAAGCAATAATGCAAAGAACTGTGTGCAAATCTTTCATGCTCATAAAAAAGCCTCCCTGTTATTCAGTATCCGCAATAAATTAACTAAAATCTCCCGCAAACAAATCCCATGTGCCGCGTCCGTGACCTACGCACAAGTCGCCGTCTATCCTGTGTCTCCACAAACCGTTAGGCCCTGCTTGTCCGTGCATTAGATTCCCTGGGGTTTTGTTGCCGTTAAAACAACGGTCAGTGATAATGTCCGTCATAACTTCAGCTGTCACTACGTTCCCGTACTCGTCGCGTATTGATGCATTGTCGCTACAAAACAGCTTTTCCCAATCATTCAGATCAGATACCCCTTTATCCGGATAAATGTGCAGCGAAAAACACCAGCCAACAGAGGACTTTCCTATATGCACAGGATCAAAAATCTTATTAACTTCATCGTCACCATCTTTGCCCAGATGCATGTAATAATTTGTTCCCAATTCAATACCTCCTTAATCAATATCAGCAAACTCTTCATCCGCCTTGGCCTTGGCGCTATCCGCAGCGGCCATACTCCTTCCTGATCCCGCGTGCTCTGCTACGATGTACTCTGTTGCATCCTCAAGAAATACAAAGCTCATTGCATCAATAATGTCCGGCGATGGTATGCCTTCCTTAAGCATGTCCTCTTTCTTGTCCATAACGTACTTGAATCCACCGGCCTCAGAATAATGATATGGAAGCCTAGATCCCTGCAACAGTATTTTTTCCTTAAGCTTCTTGCCAATACCTTGCGGGAGTACAACCCTCCCAGACTTTACGGCATCACGAAAACGAACCATTGCGCATGCTCTGCGATTATAAAAACGTTCCTTGTATTCTTTCTTAAAACAAGGTTTGCCCCAATCAACTTTAACAACCGGAACGCCGGAAGCTTCTATAAGCTTATTAACCGTGTGCCCAACCCCGCCGTTATCAACTAATAATGTCGCATTGGATAACTTGCCTACTAGGTTGGTCAGATCCCCGGAAAACATAATCTCGTCTTTAGTATTAGTGCAGAGTGGTATCTCTATGTATTCAACCCTGCGTGCATCTTCACCAGAATCGCTACGCCCGATAACTTTGGCAACAACCGCTACCGAGTCATCGCGGTACTCACCCAGCCCAACGTCAGCCAATACCATTAAGCCGAACGGCTCGTCATCACCAATTATCTTTCTCGGCTCAAAAGCCTTTAAAAGCTCTGATCGCGTCAGTAAATTACTTCCAGAATCTTCAGCAAAGCCACCTTTAACACGAATGATGTATTCAACCGTGTCCTTGCCGCCCGTCTCTTCTTCACGATCTTTCAGCCACTTGGCGGTAACAAACGGTGAACGCTCTGAACTGAAAGTAAGGTTCGCCCATGATCCACCGTTCGTTCGTGACAGGTTATGATGCGTCTCGTAAAACTTGCCTGAATTCCTGACGCCCTGCGATGCTAATAACGTTCTGTTGCCACCTTGCGTTTGGGTACCGTCGATAACGTCGAAGTGCTCATCTGATACACCTGCGGCCTCATCAATGATGATCATCTGCCAGTATCGATGCTTACCGGCCACCCCGATTGCCTGCCCTTTCTGCATTGCAACCTGGCTTATGAACCACTGATCCTCAAAACCTTGCATAGCCACGCGGGTTTTGGTTATTTCGTAATAGTCATCCAGCCATGCATACGGACCGGATAGAATGCCTAGCCGGGCATCATTGATTTCTTTCCAGACGCCATCACCAACCTGACTGATACGCGGTGCCCCGATGTACGTATTAGAACCAATCTCAACCTTCCCGTCGTAGAACGCTACCGGATGGCAAAGCATGTGCCATAAGGCTATGCGCCCGAATGATGCCGTCTTGCCGGTTGATGTGCCCGAAACAACGCTCACCTTTGCATCAGGCGGCATTATTTCATGACATAATTCTTCTTGATCCCCGGATGGTATAAGCCCCGTGACTTCCACCATGAAGCGCAAAAGATCGCCATGGTAGTTCTCAACAAATTCCTCATAACGCGGATCAGAAGTTATTAATCCTTTCGTTGAAGCAGCCATTCATTAATCTTGTTTTTGTTCTTCATCATGTTCTATTAGCAGGCCGCGTTCAATCAGCACTTGGTTTTGGCGCTCTCTTGATATCCTCATGCGCTCAATGAACGTTTCTTTTATTCGTTCCAACTCTTCTTTATCGAACTTGAATTCAACGGCTGCCTCAACCTTGTCCCTCCACCGGGAAGGCTGGCGATTCTTTAGCCAGAATATCTGCGCATTAACCTTGGGCTCTATCTGTCGAGTTACCTTTACCTTATGAACAACGTTGTCACCGAAATCCATTTCTCTCTCTTCAGTAACAACATTCAGCCCCATTCCTGACTTGAACAAAGAATCAGCCATGCCTGCATCAGCGACAGATTTGCCAAGCTTTAAGGAGTCAAAAAACTCAGGGTAATCATGCTTCCAATTGTTTATTGTTTGCTTGGTCACATTAAAGAAGTCGGCAAGATCATCATCTATGGCACCCATAAGGCACAACTTGTAAGCTTGGTCTGCGTACTCTTCGCGATACTTTGTTGGCCTTCCAGGTGATGTATTCTCCACCGTCTCAGGCAAGGTTTTCGGCATGGTTTCCGAAACCTTTGTTTTGCTGCTTTCAGAAACCTTTGGAGAAACCTTGGAAACCTTGGGAGAAACCTTGATAACATTATCTGCATCCGCTATATCACTGGCTCTGCGAATCTTTCTTACCGGCTTTGATGGTTTCTGCTTGACCGGTTTTTTCTTCCATTTTTCATTTATAGAAACCTTGCGCACAGCTGCACCCGAAACAGGCAATTCAAGCTCTTTGACCAACCAGGCATAACCTTCACGCTGATCTTTCTGCCAAACGCCCCGCGCATGCTTCCACTGCTCAGGTGTTAATTTCGGTTTGGCGGCCATTGTTACTCAGTTTCCATAATCAATTGAAGCTGCGGGATGCTCTCAAATCTGCGCTTGCATTCGCCGTTGAATCTATTAACGCGAACCTTGCCTTCTTGCGATGAGTGAAGAACCCGCCTAACAGCCGATACAAGCCTGCTGCCGCCTCTCATATCATCTTCGAAGCTTGGATTCAGTTCTGCGAAGCGTCTCACAGCAGCCTCCAACTCTGTTGCCGCATCGTGCATGTCCAGAACCGACATATGAATGATGTTTGTGCGATCCATAAGCGATTTCAAAACATTCATTTGCTGGCTGTACATAGTTTCAGTCGCATCAAACACCCATTTGGACACATCACGCTCAATCATCGACTGTGCGCCCAATTCCCAATCTTCTGTCTCGCCAAATATGAAATCGATTGATACCTCGTAAAGTCTTGCAGCGCGTAATATCAACACCAAAGGAACTGAGTTTGTATCAGTAGCGCCTTCGATCTTTGCCAACTTTGACGAGTTTGAATATCCGAGCATCTTTGCCGCGTCTACCTGCGTAAAACCTGCGTTTTCGCGTGATTCTTTGAGTCTTTTTCCTATCGATCTTGCCAATGCCACTCTTTCTGCTGATGTCGGTACGCTTGAGTAAGGTTTTTTTCTCATGTGGCCCAGGTCTGAAGTTGTGATTTATTGCCAACCTTCGTTATGTTCCATCCACCACCCTTAGCTTTTCTAACCAAATAGAATGGCCACGGGAATTTTTCATTTGCACCTTTCAACTTAACTATAGAATCCTCAAATGCATGCCCTCCCTTTACTTCATGCGCTTCAAGTGCGCCACTCGATCTCATGACAAAGAAGTCAACCGTGTAATGGCTGCTATCTGCCAGTCTCAGTTTTATGCATTCAAATTCATACCAGAGGATCTCGCCACACGCTTTTAAAGCATCAAGATATTGGGCGTATGCTGCTTCCGTCTTATTCATGCGCCCCGGATTCATACGACCGAGTGCCTGAAGGTTTTCAACCGCATTATTTGGCTTTTTTGCGGCCGTCTGAGGATTTATTTCGCTCGGCTTAATGGTTCCGCCTGCAACCTTCAGAGAACCGTTGTCAATACGCCTTTCTATGTCTTTAAGGAACGCAGCTGAATACCCGGCCATTTGATAATCTACCCTTGCTCGAATATTTCTTCTGTGCCGTCAGGATGGGCAATAACCGCCTTAACGCCCTCACCCATTCTTGCCATGAAGTTTTTGCAGAAATGTCGCGCACTCTTGCGAGTCATGAACTCCTGCCCCACGGGTTTTCTGAGATCCGGACCTTCTATTTTTATAACCTTGTACGCCATTTTTTATTCATCAAAGTTAACATCATCCGGCCAATCGTTAATATGCGCCCAGCCTTCAATAAATGCTTTCATAATCATTCCACCCAATATCCAATCAACATCCCGATAGCCAAGCCCCACTCAAACGCAATGAGGAAATAAATAATATCCACCTACAACTCCGGTAAATCATAGACACTCGATTTGCATCAGTGCCAGTTACGCTTCGCTTATTCACATCAACAAATCTATAAATCATTCAAAAACCACCCTTTTGTATATCTCTGTCAGCATATCCAGCTGATTGCTTGACAGATCGTAATCATCATCCAGTTTGTGAGAGGCTTGTTTGATAAACTCCTGCTCCCAATAATCGAGTGTGTCGATAGACTGCTGACACGCATAAACCATGTCGATGATCTCTGCATCTGTTTCGCAAGAACTAACCATCCCTATTCAACCTCTATAACACCGACACAAATGTCATTTCTCCACTCTTCAGCAAGCCCCTGCTTTTCATCTTCAGTGAAACTCTCCCACTGACCTTCATCAAGACCGAAGTTCTTGACTGTATCGAAGACTCTGGATTCGCATCTTGAGTTAATATCAGCCCCGGTATCACAGAAAAATTTAATCTTTGCCATTAATTACAGCCTCGTAACCCTTGAATGTATGTCCATTAACTTGTTCATTTGACGTTCTGTTAATTCTTCACCGTTACCCAATTGATCTTGAATATCGTCAATAAAATCGTGTTCCCATCCGTTCAGGTTCCAGGTATTTAATAAGCAACCATCAATCAAGTCTTGAGCATCCATATTTATTACATCCAATTAATAATTTATCTAAGCCGCACACCTGCACCTGCCGTACAACCGTCTAAGCGTCTCATCCAGCAATCCAAGTTCAGTTTTTCTCATAAGCTTGAGCATAATCTTCTGGCCGTGAATTCCGTTTCTTGCGCCCTGGTGACAGTCTTTGCAAAGCGGTATTACACAAAAACTTCCTGATTTTTGTCCCTTGATCCTGCCCTCCAGGATATGATGCGCGTCACTCGGTCCGCTGGCACCGCATAGGCAACATGGCAGACTTTTGACTCTGGCAATATGTGCCTCTTCTGGACTGCTCACTCATCCACCATCACGCTAGCCATTTCTTCAATCTGCCATGGCTCCAAACTCGGCCAGTACACTTCACTTATGTACCGGCATATCCGTTTTGCAGCATCTTGATACTCCGCTTCATCCATCGACTCATAACTCAGGCTACGCGGGATTCTGACTATCAGCAAACCGGTATCAGTTAATCCCAAACCAAACAATGCAAGGACCGGCCTCAATGATTCCAACACGGATTTAGGTATCAGCACTCGCACACCTGCAGGCTTTACCGCCACTTCATCACAATGGATGTTTCCCTCAAGCTGGATTCTTTTCAGGACTGAATGCGCGTCCATGTGCCGGAAATCATCTATATTTTTTACGCACAACTGACCAATTTTGTGCACTAGCCGGTTAAACTTCGGATTCCGAAGCTTGCGAACAATAACCCCGACAATCTGACCAATCTTGAACTTCTTTTCGCTCAACTGGCGGGCGGCTGTTGCGTCTGCGGGAACAAGGTAAAGACCAGCAGTCCACCGCATAAAAATTTTTTCAGGCTTTCTACGCTTTGGTTTGATCGATTCCTGCGGCTTTCTTAGTGCGCTCACTTCTTACCACCCGCAATCGCCTCAACCCGTTGCACAAAATCCTTTCCAAGCGTTTCTTCCCACTCGCTATACTGTGCATTCCTGGTTTCGGTAAGCATAGATTTCTTGATGATATTCACCGCTTCATCAACTGTCGGATGGCGCCCTTCTGTGGTTTGCATCGCTCAATATCTCGAAAATGTTTGCTTAATTTGCTTATCAAATGAATTGAACAATTTATCGCACTCTTGTTTGCACTTTTTGTTGTCGAAATAGGCGAAAACAGCCACAGCCAATAGAACAACAACTATTAATACTGCAATGTAAATTCCCATACTCACTTACCTCTCAACATCCTGAACACCAACAGACCAGCTAAAAACAACCAAACTGTTTCCGGTTCAGAAACCTCATTGAAGCAATCGCCACGACCAGGTGAACTAAAATTTCCCCTGTTATGCTGTCCGCTGTAACCCGGCAAATCACTCGTAACATTCGTATAAAAAATGACTTGCCCCCCACAAAATTTCGGACCATGGTTTTCTGCCAGACCGTCATGAATTATTGAGGCCATGAATGCAAACGAGATAACCGATAAACTGACAATCACCAGCACCCGCTTCATATGTTTAATTACCATCTTGTCTGACAGAATCATTTTCATACCTCGTTAGAATGAGTAGTATTTGCCCCAAAACTTGGTCAGCATTACTTCCCCGTACCATGTTTCGAATACATATCGATCACCGATTGCAGCTGCCAAAGCAACAACAACCTTGCTTGATGTGGCAGTGTTTTTTTCTGCCTGAGTGACAATAATTTCACTGTTCGTTAAATCTTCTCTACTCACTTTCTTTTCCTTTTAAGTTAATTAAAAAACAACATATTGCTACGAAACATACAAACCCGAAAAACACAGAAACAATGATGAAAACGTGAAACAATAAATCTGTATTTAAGGACAATTCCATTGATCAGGCCGCGTCTTCTTTATCAAGATTACAAATACTGCCAACCGAATTAACGAGGTCTTTCTGAAATCTTTGCATCCCTATTCCATTCTCAAGCTCAGGATGATCATTGCCGCCTTTGTACACCATCAGCGCCTTTTCCCTGTTACCAGCAAGGAATGGCGGATCAATACGAAAATTTTCTTTTGCATTGTGCATTTCAGCTATTCCGATAAGGTGCGACGGGTAATCCGGAATCTCATTTCTCGACTTGTAACCCCGGTATCGAGCCTCAAATTCCTTGGCGACAAAAGGCCACTCTTCATCCTTTTTTGTGCCAAGCAAAATCCAGCCTCCCATGTCGGATAGAACGCGATGAATCAAGGGATCATCGAAAATAATCGATTGGTAAGTCCCAACTTGACGAAGGTGTTTGTCAACAGCAGCCCACGCAATCAATGCCGAGTCCTGAGTGCCGCCTTTGATCATTTTTATGATGTCAGCAGGCTTTGGCATCCACTTTCCCTGATCCGGGTTGCTTACGTGTCGATTAAAACCTTCAACAATCGCTTTCAAATCGAAACGTTTCATTGCATTCCACCAGAGATCGAGCGTGAAATCGCTCAAACTTTTTTCATAAAAATCATGGACTCCGGAAAGCCCGATTCTGAATTTTTCAAAGTCATTTTCAGTCATTTACACGCATCCTCATTTCTGGTGGAACCCAACTACTCGCTACCGCCGCATTGCTTTTTTCAAGCGCTTCCTGCTTGTTTGGCAACCTGCCTTCATGCAACGTACCGGTCATGGCTTTTGCACGTTGTCGTTGGTTTTCAACAATCCCAAGCACGTAAGCGAAACCGGCTTTTTTGTCTTTCGCAGTACGAGCGGCATGCATGAATTCATCAACTGTCGCCCCGATTTTGATCAATTCGAGCAATTTCGGGTGAGCGGGGTTTACATCGAAAATTCCAATTTTTTTGATTTCAGAACACACAATTCCAGCAGGGGTTTTTCCGTGACTTGGTTTTAAGTTACAGTCAGTGTGTGTTTTAACCGTATTGTTTTTTGGTTTATGGTTTACTGGTTTATGGTTTACTGGTTTATGGTTACTGGTTATAGCCGTTACAGGTTCGTTACAGGTTCGTTCGCGTTCCGTTACAGGTTCGTTACAGGTTCGTTCGCGTTCCGTTACAGATTCGTTACAGGTTCGTTCATGCCGTGTATTCAAAGAGTTGCAGTGTAGTTTATGTAACTCCCTCAAATCACCTATCAAAGCATTCCATTTAGGGTGGATACCCTCCATTCTAAGGTCAGAGAAAATTTTCTTCCGTTCTTCTCTGTGCCGTCTATGACGCTCTTTCTCGTTTTCTTCACGAGAATTGTTACGCTCATCCCAGTCAGCATATTTCCCAATCTCAGCATCACACCGGCTATGTATCCAGCCAAAGTCGGTAAGCTCAAAAAATTCGTTGAGGATTACTTGGACCGCTTCTTTTTCATCCTGACCACGTGCACATATTTTTCTGCACGTGGTATCGATGTCAGAAGGTATTGGCGACTCGGTCAGGTAATACATATCAATCAACTGTCGGTAAACACCATGCTCAAGCAATGACAAATGGATTGTGTCTCGCCTGTAATCACCGATATTGTGTTGATAGTGATGCATTATTTACTTACTCCACGATGATTGATTTCCAAATACCCACCGTGCCTTGCTGTTGAGATAATTTCTCCACAAGACAGGCTGTTGGTATGCCATGAAATCAATAAACATGAATTCTTTTTGTGTCCCGAAAAAATGTCGTATCTAAATCTAAATTCGAGCATATGTTTTCCTATACTTTTGCTGATTCTTCGCTTGAGCCAGATTGGTCAAAATCATATTCAGCAAAATGTGATGCTATTTGACATGCTTCCAGATGACGCAAGTCTTCTTTTTCAGCAATAACTTCAGTGTTTCCAAGATCGTCAATGAGAATTGATTTGCTGATTAAACAGATAAGCTCATAAACAACATCATCTTCTTTAGCTGCCTTGCGAAGTCTTTCAACTTCACCGACAAGTTTCTGATCTACAATCACGATTCCCCCCTTTTATCTGACGAGCTGACATTTGCTCGAATAACCATTTCAATTCCTAATACCTGTACTCAATAAGTACTAACAAACCCAATTCATCCCTAACCACCGAAACCACTATGAAATATTGTTCTTGTTGTGCTTTCCTGCCACCTTCTTATGCTTAAGCAAGAATTCAATAACCTGATCAATTTTTTCGTGAGGAATGACTACATAACGTTCTTCATTAGCAGGACTCTTTCCTGCTTGAAGAAAAATAGCGAAATCCTGTTTAACAAAAACCTCTTCGCTTTTAGGAATTATTTTGAAATGCCTTTGCATTAATGCTGGAAGTTTTTTTACGTAATCAGCCGATACCAGGTAGTGTCTAACGCACAATTCTTCAGCTATACGCTGACACTCTTCAGCCGTTACATCTTCCTTAAACTTGACGCAGTAAAATGCGTCGTCATCTTTCTTTATTTTAAATGGCCACCACATGGGTACACCTCCTTAATTAAAATTGGAAATTTCTCCGATACTGATAGAATTGAAAATTCCATTAACCCAATCATCAGGAAAGGAGGAATCATGGAAAACAAGCTTGACCCGATACAGGAAAAGATGCTTTTGTTTCTTGCCACAAGCGCGTTATCTACAGAAAAGCTCGCCTCCGCTTTATTAATAGATGTGCCACTCGCCGAATTCCACGTTCGCGAATTAAAGGAATCAGGATATATAAGCCATTTCATTGGCGCGTTTTCTAGCCATATGGACGTGCCTGACACGGTTTGGCTTATCGAACGAAAAGGACGCAAATATTTGGCAAGCAGCGGGATAAAATGACAATTTGGAACAGGCGTCATGACTTTCTCCCTGTGCCGGACGAACTGATATTTGTACGTACAGCCATTTCGGTGACATCCATGAGAAACTTGCTGGCTTTCTTTAATCCGTTGTTGATGGCAAGATACTCATCCCATGCCGCATCAATGTTGTGACCGTCTGTGCGAAGTTCGTTTAGTAGTTGCCTGAGTTGGGACGTGAACTGCTCTTCGTTGGTAAGCATTGAGATACTGAGCGATGCCTTACGGTCTGTATCTGTAAAATAGGGTTGTTCAAGTAACTTGCGCGGATAGTTATAGCGTTTTTCCGGTAAAGCCTTGACCGGTTTTGACGGCAAGTTCTGTATGTACGCGCATGCATCGTTAAATTTTGACGCTGGCAGGTTCTTGTAGCTGTTTACACTGAAGTGATTCTGGAACCTGCTCCAGCCATAGGGACGCTCTCGGCCATCTGGAAACCGTTCGGCCATCAGGTTGAAAAGGATGCCTTGTTGTTCGGTCGAAATTATTTCACCGGACTGGTACCTGCCAGTCTTGCGGATCGTCGGAAGAATCTCATCCATTAGCTTGATCTCGAATTCTTCCGCTTCCGGCTTTCTTGATTTGATAATCAGCCGGTACAGATTGCCTTCGTTGATGAAGGTTAATTCTTGATTTCCGCCACTTGTAAGGGAGTAACGTTTCGTTACCCCCTTTTCACGGCAGTGATCTTTTATGGCTTTGCTGTAATTGGTGTAACCCAAAACATCACAGACATCCTTCGCGCAAAACCATGGCTCGCCATGATCATCGACAAAGGTGCGAATACTGGTTGAATGGAATTGGAATACTACAGGCGCGAAGGCGCCAGAATTGGTAGCTGTCATGATGTGTGCCTCAAGTTCGTTTAACGAACCGCTACCCGATGTCAAACGGGTGGGCGGAACTGAACAGGTTGACATACCGGTGAGGCACCGGCGGCCTTGCGGCCCCTGCTCAGCCCGCCCATAAGCTACGAGCACACTGAGACAATAAAAAAGCCGCTCTGCATAATGCTGGCGACTCATTGCCGCCTCACTCAGGATGTCAAACCCGGCACCGGATTTTGCCGGTGCATGGACAGAATAATCCTGATTGTGGGCGGATGTCAAATTCATCGTTATAACCTAATGTGCAAAATTCACTCGTCGCCTGGCGCCGTAAACTTTGCAAAATGCCTCCGTATTGATACAGGCAGGCTTTTAACGTAATCTTCAGACATGAATCTGTGCGGCGTCATGTCGTCAACGATCCGTTCACATTCGTCCGCCGTTATATCTGCTTTGGGCTTAAAGCAGAAAATGTCACTTCTTTTTTTCTTATTACCAAAAGGCCACATATCTATGCCTGATAAAATTTTAGTGCTCATGCTTATTAATTCCATTAAAATTTAATTGTCGTCAGCCGGAAGCTTGGCGGAAACCGACCGACGACAAAACACGATACGAAACAAACTACATAGTCCGATTCTCTCGCAGCCTTCAAGACTGCTTTACGCTACACAGCGCATCGAACAAGAGTAAAATCCCATAGGAGCTTCATGGATTCTTGTATTCAATTTTCTTTGGATCAACAACGTGACATTTGCATTGCCCACATTTAATCCATGATTCTTTCGGGTAATCTGCACCAGCTTCAAGAACGTTGCGCAAGCCGCACGCACATGATCTATAGCCACGCTCAAATTCACCCTCACTGACTTCCTGCACGACCACCTACCGCTCCCGTTACATCAATCAGCGGGTTGTTACGCATGCTTGCCAGCTTTGCCGACACAAAATTTTTTGCTTTGCTGGTAGCCAGTTCGAGTTCGTTTATTTCCTGCTGAACAGTGATTAGTTCTTCAACCGTTTCGCCATCCAGTAATTCAGCAAGCGCTAATTCAGTATCCGCGCTTTCTTTGATAATCGATCTGAAATGCGTTAGTGCGTTAGAGGTTGATTCTTCAACAACAACCTCTTGCGCAACCATTCCAACATGGCGCAATAAATCGTTTGCGCACCGACTTCTTAAGTCATCAGGCAAAGCCAAAATTACAGTTGGTAGAAAATTTGCAGGAAGTAAGGTTGAATCTTTGGATTTGTCATCCAGCCATCTAAATACACGATCCGCATTCACACGACGCGCTTCATAATTCTTGTCAATATCGCTTGACTTGTCGTTTGCGAATTCCTTCACACCCGGCAGGCTTGATTTGTTTATGTCCTGATACTTAGAAATGATCATTTCTGCCACGGCCTCTCGGCTCATTCCTGTTGTTCTTCTCCAATGGTCAACATAGTCGGATAGCGTGCCTATCCATGTTTTATGAGTAGAAATCAGTGATTTGTGCGGCGTGCGCTGCATGACTTATTGCCTCCGTCCGGTTAAGCTGGGATCATGAAAAAGTACAAAGAAAACTGTCACCCGGCGCAGAATGAAACTCTTGATAAGAGAAAGAGCGCCGGGAACAGCTGCGAAACAACGCATTGGCATACTTTTTCGGTGCGCGACGGTATGCCAGCGTCGCTGTGGAGGATCTTGGCAATGCACATTCATTCATCGCTATGACGCTAATTCGTATGGATAAATGTCAGGCCTTAGTTCGTGCCGGGTGACACGTCCGGATGTTGCGCTTTCAATTGGAATAACAAACTCCGGAGAAACCTTGCCTGCTTTTAGCCAGTTGCTAATATTTTGCTGACTTGTTCCTATAGCTTCAGCAAGTTTCAACTGTGTACCAAAAATTAAAATAGCCTTTTCTAATCCGCTCATTTTTTATTTAATAATCTCAGATAACTTATTTACAAGTCTACTTGTATCAGAAAACAAATAGACTTGTCAAACAAATTACAAAATAATTTGTATCATTTCTTCTATGGAGACTTATTCGGAACGACTTTCTTGGGCTATCAAAAACGCCGGTGTTACACAAAGCGATCTTGCTGCAATGATTGGAGTAAAACCTCAAACAGTACAATATCTATGCGCAAAGAAAAACAATGCGCAAGGAAGTATTCATAATGCAAGCTTTGCAAAAATACTAAAAGTGTCTGCAGTTTGGCTTGAAACTGGCAATGGAGATAGATATCCAGAATCAAGTAAAGCGGAGGAAACCCTAAAATTGTTAGGAATTAATCTGGATGAGTTGGATTTGGACCAAATTGAGATTATTCAAAGTTCAATGGCTACGCCAAAAGAGGATCGCCCTCATTTGAAAAGAATCATTAAAACATTTACTGAACCAGATAAAGATGATGGAGAACAAGGAAATAGCGGGTAGCAAGCTGATTTATCTGTCTGATCAATGCCTGAAACCGACATGCTTTTGCAAACAAATATCGCGTTGATTGTTATCGCGTCCTAAAAATAAATATAGATAAATTTATTTCCGAACTTCCGAAATTAAAGGCCGAACATCGCCCAATAGTTTTTCAAGCTCCTCTTTTGTTGACACAGAATGACAACCCCACTCCCACTGAATCACAATCGCACCGAGCTCTTGGTCAATTAATGCCGCCTTGTCTGCGCCCCATCCTGTCGTCCGGGTGCTCGCAAAGGTGGTTATGAGGATTTAATTGATTGTCTTACAAGAAAAGAATCGTTATATTGAACAGCGGACGATTAACGATATGTATTTGTAGCCCCCGTGTTACTTTAACGGGGGGGACTAAATGATATATTTATGATATGTATCAGGGCTTTTTATTATTAAGTCACATAAAACGTTATGAGTAAATAATCATGAAAAAATTACCCATATTTTTAGTTATCACAACCTCTTTTTTTATCAGCAGTTGCTCTACACCTGCCACACCAAACTTTTACAATGGAAAGTACTAAATGGCTGGAGACGAGAATTGTCTTTATATGCGACAGCTAGATGAAAATCGTATTATGTGCCAAAACGCAGCTAGGCAAAATGTCGGATACAGAAATGCTATGACAGACCAGCAATTACAGGTGTATATGCATCAGCAATCAATAAATCAAGCTAATAACGCTATGATGCTTCAATATTTGCAAAGCACTAAACCTGTTAATTGCACTATTAGGGCAATCGGGAATCAAGCATATACCAACTGTCGCTAACCAAGTTATGTCCATGCAAACTCATAATAAGAGAATTAAGGTGCTCCCATTGGGAGCTAAGACTCTCCGCTTCGCTGCGCACCCTTTTCCTAGTCGTTAGTTTCAAATTGAAGCTTCTCAGAGTACGGTATGTTTTGTTTCGACCCAACAATTGACTGGTCAACGATCGTTCAGCTAGTAGGATTCTTGGTTGCAATAGTCACGGTCTTTTACCAAATGCACGCTCAGAGAAACCTCCAACGAGAAAAGCACCGGCAAGAATTGCAGGTAAGCACTTACGAAAAGATTGTGGAACGAATGAGCTTTGTGTCCCCGGTTGGAGTTGCTATGACGTTTCATATAGTTTATGGAGCATTGGAGAATGCTGTAATAAAGAAAAACGAAACAGGCACATACGTTCCCCCTCCATTCGACCCGGGAGCACTAGATAACGATTTCAAAAAGATCAGCATGGGGCTTTGGAAAATTGCATCCACAATTCAGACTTTTGAAATCGTGGCATCAAATCTCCCTTTGTTCCGAGAAGCTTTAATAATTAAGCTTCGCCATCTTGGAGATGCATATTTGCCACTCGTGCAGGTATTGCCTTACTTACTCATTTCCGAAAAGGGAATCACCGACCCAGAAAAACTACTAATTCCAAATGAACAGGATTTCCTCACACTCCAGGCCAATATTAATGAATTTCATGAAGTTGCCTATGACGTTGCATCATTTTTACATGACATCCAAGTAGAAATACAGAATTCGTTACTGGGTGCACTATTCCACAGAAAGGTTCCTGTCAGAACTCCCAATGACAAGTCGTATATTGTCCTTACATCGGAAGATCATGAGATGTTAGAACGAGTTAGAAAGTTTGTGAAGCAAAATTCATGAACATAAAACCTAGCAAGGTCGTAAAAACGGGCGCATTTTTCGTTCGCTATGCGCACTACAAATGTATCGGTTACGGCTGGCGTTAGCTGCGTATATACATGAGAAATATCAATCTGAATCTTAATAAACCAGTGCCCAGATTTACCCATCTTGACGAGCCAATGCATTATTGTTCTAGTCAATTCAAACCGGGCACTTCAATCTGAGACATTTCATATTTATCCGGAGACATTCCGTTATTTTCGGTGTGTAGCCGGGCATTGTTGTAGTAACGATATAATCCGCCACATCTGGTTCCATATGTTCACGCGTAGGTTGCGCCACTTTGAAAATCCAATCATGCTCCAAGCTACCAAAGAACCGTTCAGTCTGCCAAGAAAACGACCCGATACCACAGCAACAACAAATCGTAGAACAACAAACTGCAATAAAACTATTACCGACAATCCTTTCAGAAATTTACGACTGGGACAGGGTAGCCGCGTGCCTTAACTCTGAACAACTGGGATGTGTCTGCTACGGTCAAATCAGCCGAAAGGCTGGTAATCCCGAAAGAGACTTGCCATCTTGCGGCTAAGCAGGGATGGAGTCAAAATGTTTTTAGTAAAGGGATTTGATTATGAGGGTTGGTAGTATATATGGAATCTGAAATTGAAAAACTTGAACATCTGCTGTTAATAAAACGACTTCAACTTAGTGCTGCAGAAAATGCGAGGTTATCTAAAATATATGTTGAATCACTTCGTAAAGAAATATGTGCGCTCAATAAACTATTGAAACGAGTTAAACGTACAAATAGTTAGGATAATATTACTTTGTACACGGATGAGATTTACTATCGATTGATAGTTACATGATGCACGGCATTATTTATACTGTATTTTTTGTATACCAAATCGATAATTAATCTATGGCTAGAGAATTGCTGTTGTATTGTGATGAATCTGATGTTAAAGGAAGGTATTTTTCAAATTTTTATGGTGGTGCATTAGTTAGATCTAGTGATTTGTCTTTAATCATTACCACACTAACAGAAAAAAAATTAGATTTGAACTTGCGTGGAGAAGTTAAATGGCAAAAAGTTACTACTAACTATCTTGATAAATATATAGATTTAATCGATTGTTTTTTTAATTTTGTGTCCGATGACAAAGTCAAAATTAGAATTATGTTTTGTCAAACTTGCTTTATTGCTAATGGATTAAATGCATACCATTTGGAGAATGAATATTTTCTACTTTATTATCAGTTCATTAAATATGCATTTGGCTTGCAATATGCTAATAGAAATAATAGCGATAAGCTAAAAATTAGGACTTATTTTGATAAATTGCCTGATACAAAAGAGAAATGTGAATCTTTTAAAGATTTTATTTTTGGATTAAATAGACATAAGCAGTTTCGTGATTCAAACATCTTTATAGAAAGAGCGCATATTTCAGAAGTGGATTCCCACAAACATGATATTTTGCAATGTTTGGACATAGTGTTAGGTGCTATTACATTCAGATTAAATAACAAACATAAAGCTATTCCAGAAGGTTCAAAAAGACGCGGAAATAGAACAATTGCTAAAGAGAAGTTATATAAGCATATACTAAAAAGAATTCATCAGATTTATCCAAATTTTAATATTGGTAATACAACCTCAGTTTTAGGGGATAAATCTAATAGATGGGATCATCCGTATCGTCATTGGAAATTTATACCAAATAATTCAACGTATGATAAAAGTAGGACTAAATAATTAACCCTGTATCAGCTATGCCATATGGCGTATCCTAAGTGGAACTTGGGACTTCGCTTTTACAGGGCCGTGCCTAATTGTAATATGGTTTTATAAATTAATCAATTTTCGGTTTATGTTTTCCAAACTACATAACTTGTATTGGTCTTTACGTTTTGCCCGTCATGCAAGCATTAAACACCGTTACTACCGCTATATTTAAGCCGAAAAAAACGTCTGCTGGATGCAATTTATGTGTCCTCGGACATTTTAAATTAACAAAACGGTTGCCAACCAAATGAAAAGCGAGAAAACTTGGTTACTATAAATGGCTGTTCTATACTTTATGGCGCAATTCGTGAACAAGTCATGACTCTTTCAGCCAGGTCTGCTCATAGTATGCTAAAAGAGGTTAGCGTTTGGATTCACAGACAAGATTACGAGCCTGCTGCAATTTCAATTTTTCTACAAGTAGCAGATTATTGGTTAGTTGTAAACGCAAAAAACCATAACTATACAATTGTGACTCATGAAGTGCCAGCACCAGCAAATAGCACTCGTAAAATCAAGATTCCTAACGCATGCATTGGCCTCAGCCTGAGTTGCATCAATCCATATGCAATGCTTCGGCGAGAACGGGCTAAATTTATTTTAAGGCCTGCGACATGATTATTGTCAATATAAAGTTCATCACTAACCACTAACGAAATCTACCCCTTTTCCGTCTATTTAATCAATTCACAACCCGCTTTGGCGGGTTTTTTTATTGCCTATCCTACCTTACTTTTAAACAGTTTTCTTACTTACTCCCAAAACAGCATCAAGAATATTTCAAAATATTTTATTACAAATTACAAATAAATTTGTTGACAACATACAAGTATGTTTGTACTATTATTACAAGTTTGTTTGTATTTATAACTACGAATATTCTTCGAACACAACGCACCATAAATTACAAGCCCGGGTGCAGGGTGTTGAAAACAATTTGTTAACGGAAGCTGCGTCGACTTCGCAGACGACACGGATACGAGAGGTCCGAAGCAGGTAGCCAATCCTGCCAGCTTCCACCAATTAAATGTGGGACAAGCATGATCAAGTGCAATGTGAAAGTAAAAAGTGATGGCAAAGAGTACGTCTATCCCGGTCTGTTCAAAACGACTGCTGATGCGGTTACAGACGCGCTGGAAAGATTCATGAATGTGGCCAGCGTATTTGTGAGGCCATTATGAGCAATTTTACAGAAGGTCCTTGGTTGATTCTTCAGCTGCCGGGTGAAGTGTTCAACACTAACATTGAATCCGCAAGTGGCAAAGCAATAGCAGAGTGCTATGTAAATGCCGAGCACGGACTGGCAGCAGGCATCAAGGAAACAAAGGCGAACGCTAAATTGATCGCTGCTGCACCTGATTTGTATGAGGCATTGCTACTAGCAGTTGCTTTCATAACCGGATCTGATGAAAAAAAAGATTATCTGGAAACGATTTCGGTAATCGAATCGGCCATTAAAAAGGTGAATAACGATGAATAAAGGAATATTTATCTTTCTGCTGACCATCGTAACGTTCGTCTGCTTTGTAGATGAAGGGTTCGATGACCGGTGGTGCGAAAAAACATATCCAACAACTTGTGGTGAGTAGTTATGGCACGCAAGAAAACGGATAAAAAGCCACCAAAAATTCAACAACACGATTTTAGATTAAGAATTTGTCATTGGCCTTATTGCGCCAATTGCGGGCTGGTTCTGCTTAAAAACGAACGTACTGCTGCTGCAGTAAAAAAAGGCTGTGATGGATAAGGAGATAGGGATGAATGTAGTCGAATTTAATCGCGAGAAAGCTGCAAAACGACTGGATGCAGCAAGACTTAATGAGTTGCAAAAGAATGTCAGATATTTGCTCTCAGGCAGTACTGGAACGCACGAAATTATCAACGCAATCTGCGAAGCGATTGTTGAAGTGCAGTTAACGCTTCCAGAAGACTCGACAGAGTACAGGGAATTGCAGTACCAGCATGACGTACTTGAATGCGTGCCATACGCGCTCGAATTGCGTCAGGATATCAGGCCGGTGAGCGCAAGAATAATAGGAATAACCGCACTCAAGCACAAGCTTGAATTCATTGACTTAAATTAGGGATCGCAAATGAAATACACCAAGCAAGATGAGATCGAGTTATTTCAAAAATTTTCTGAAAACCATAAGAAAAGGCTTGAAGCAGAGAGAGCGATTCAGGCCAGAAAAAGAAGAGTTTTGATGTTTGCGTTATCAGTTTCTATGTTGGTTAATGCCGCACTTATTAATTATATTTTCTGGTGAATGACATGGGAATGGATAGAAAAACTTACATAGGTGGGGCAGATGTTGCCTCGGTGCTGGGTGTATCACCGTGGAAGTCAGCCTTTCAACTGTATCAAGAAAAAATTGGCGAGCTCAGAGAGGTTGTTACGCCAGACAAGGAAAAGCTTTATAAACGCGGCAAACGATTGGAGCCAGTCGTGATTGAAATGCTGATTGATGAATTAACTTATCGAGGCCACAAGGTTGAGATTATCAATCGCAACGAGCGCTACAAAGATCCTGACCTTGAGTTTATCGCTGCAGAAATTGATCTGGAATTGCTGGTTGATGGCAAGGAAATAAACGGCGAAATGAAAACGGTGAGTCCATTCGCGGCCAATGATTGGGGTGAAGAAGATACTGATGAGATTCCCATCTATTACACGGCGCAATGCTTACACGGGCAAATGGTGAACGGGCGCGATGAAACGGTCGTGGCCGCATTGATTGGTGCTGATGACTTGCGGGTTCATTGGGTCCGGCGCGATGAGGAAATGATTCAGATCATACGCCAAAAAGAGATCGAGTTCTGGAACATGGTTCAAAACAGAATCGCGCCAGAGCCGGTGACGATGAGCGATATTAACTGGTTGTACCGAACCGATTCAGGCAGCGCTGTTGATGCTGACGAAAATATCCATTCGCTGTATTTGGAGCTTCTACAGGAAAAAGAAGATCGCAAAAACAATGATGCAAAAATTGAGTTACTTACCGCAAAGATAAAAAAATATATGGGCGAATGCGCGGCGCTCACACTTGGAAGGAACAAGTTAGCTTCTTGGAAAAATAATAAAGATTCCAAAAAAACAGATTGGGAAAGAGCCTTTCGCTCTCTTGTAAAAGATGCAGGTATAAGCGCAGAGCAAATCAAGGAATATGTGAAAAATTCCACAACAACAATTTCAGGCGAACGAGTTTTTAGATTATCTAAATAAGGAGCAATCATGAGCACAGAAAACTTGAAGGCGGCGGCAACCGGGAAAACAATCGACAAACCAAGAAACATAAGCGATCTCTCTCATTTTCTTGCCGGGAGAATGGGACAGATAAAGTCTGTCATAGCGAGTCAATTAACACCTGAGAAGATGGCAAGAATTGCGCTAAACGAATTGCGAAGCAGTGATTATCTGACAAGAATAGCTCTTCAGAATCCAGGAAGTTTTGTTAATTCAGTTGTTCAGGCCGCACACCTTGGGCTTGAAATTGGCGGATCTCTTGGTCAGGCGTACTTAGTGCCTTTCAAGGGCGAAATCAAGATGATGCCAGGATACCGAGGCTTGATATCGCTCGCCAGAAGATCGGGCGAAATAAGTAGCATAAATGCTGAAATCGTTTACGAAAACGACTTGTTTGACTTGGATCTTGGTATTGAAACAAAAGTAAAGCATAAACCATGTCTTGACGGTGATCGCGGAGAGCCGAAACTTGTTTATATGGTTGCACATTTCAAAGACGGTGGAAGTCACTTTGAATGGATGACTGTTGCGGAAGTAATGAAAATAAAAAGCAGAAGTTCTGCAGTAAAGTCAGGGAAAGAAACCCCGTGGGATACAGACCGCGATGAAATGATCAAGAAAACGATTATCCGTAGAGGATGGAAATACCTTCCCATGTCAATAGAAATGCAAAGCGCAGAGAAAATTGACTCCGCCAATGAATCTGGAAAGCAGGTTGTCATTGAAGGCGATGGAGTAATTATCGATGGTTCTACTGGTCAAATTTTCTCAGAACAAGACAATCCAGAGTCTAAAAATCCGAACAAACAAACACAACCAAGGCCAAAACCAGAGCCAGAGCCAGAGCTAGAACCGGAACTAGGAAAAAAACAACCACCCAAAAAAGAGGCACCGCCAGTGGCAAAACCTGCTACTGACAATGACGACGACGACATTGAAATGGAATAACTAAAAATGAATATCAACAGCATCGAAATAAATCATTTCTTGGGCGTCAAAGATGTAGCGATTGAGCCTGCAACACCTATAACACTGATTGCCGGTGACAACGGCGCGGGAAAATCAAGCATTCGTGATGCAATCAAAATGGCGCTAACCGGGGAATCCTCAAGAATTGCGCTAAAGAAAGATTATCGCGCACTGGTTTCAGGTGATCAGAAATCGGGATTTGCAGAGATCAAATCAGGTGACGACTCTTACAGTATTGTGCTGCCAAGTGGCAAGGGCAATCACCTCGATCATTCAGGGCTGATCTACGCGCTTGAAGGACAGCGATTTGCAGACATGACAGAAAAAGAGCGCAGATCATATCTTGCAAGCCTTACCGGTCAGAGCATGAACCATCATGATATCTGTAAAAAGCTGGTTGACCTGGGTTGCAATGAAGAAAAGGTCGAGCGCATCAAGTCAATGCTAAGAGCAGGTTTTGATGCGGCGCAGAAAGAAGCTGCAGGCCATGCGAAAGAAGCTAAGGGCGGCTGGAAAACTGCGACCAGCGGCGAGACATGGGGAGTTGACAAAGGCAGCAAATGGGAGCCTGAAGTGCCCACAACCCCCGTTAAAGATGCGGCAGACATTGTTTTAAATTCTCAAAAAAGAATAGATGAACTCGAAGTTGAGTTGAAGCAAAAAACTGAATCACTTGGTGCTGCAAATCAAGCAGCAAAGCATGCAGAAAACAGCGCAGAAAATCGTGAAAAGCTAGAAAAACAGGCGGCAGGTATAGAGCGGCTTCAGCACAAGCTTGAAGCTGACATCAGGAATCTTGAAAAATGTGAGGATGAGATTGCTCAAATCAAGGCGGCACAAAGCAGGGTATCGGATCCCGATCCGCTTCTGGTTTCTCTTAAAAATGCAGCTTCCGAAGTTGTATCGATAGTTGATACAACAAAGGGTGTGGCCGATGCAGACCTGAATATTCATGATTGGAGCAAATACAAAGACTTGATTATGCGTTTGCACACATGCATCTCTGACTTTGAAACGCTATGTGCCCCGGTTAATTCAGGTTTACGCGAAGGAGCAAAAATCTCCGATTACGAGATCAGTCTGAGATTAATGCGAAATTCGGTAACAAACGGGCATCGTGATATTGCACTTGCAGAAGAAGCAAAGAAAAAACTTGAAGCGCTTGAAGATGAAACTGGCGTGGACAAAGCTGATGCAGCAAGCATTGAAGAAGAAATAGCCGAGATCAACAGAAAAATCAACTACTGGCAAGACGATGTTCGCACGCACCAGGCAATTGTTGACGCGCACAACAAGCGTTCTCAGGTGATCGAGCAGGCTAAAAAACTGCATCAAGACATTGTAGAGTGGATTGCCATTTCTGACGCACTTTCACCAACGGGGATACCGGGTGAAATCATTTCAGAAGCAGTTGCGCCCATCAATGAACGATTGCTTGATACAGCGGCTTCGTCATGGATGTTACGCGCAGCGATTGAAAGCGATATGAGCATTACCGCCACCAAACAAAACGGAAAAAAAACACCTTACGCACTGTTATCAAAGTCTGAACAGTGGCGCGTAAATGCGATGATTGCCGAAGCTATAGCGCATGTAACCGGATCAAAGATCCTGATTCTGGATGAACTGGATATATTAAGCCCGAAAAATCGTGGACCGCTCATCAAGTGGCTTAATACCGTTGTCAAGCAGGGTGATATTGATACAGTGATTCTTTTTGCAACACTCAAAGAGCCACCAAGAAAATTCCCCGCCAGCATCACTACGCACTGGATTGAGGACGGTGAACTAATTCCACAAGAACAATGGTACGACATGTTTCCCTCATGGAAAGAGCAATTCATAGCGAATCCGGGCAAAGCTGCATAAATACAATGTTGACATTAGCGAGAAAACAAGATTATCATCTTGCACAGGTGCTGATAACACCCAAGCAAAGCGGAACCCCGCGCCCGAGAGTCGTGGTTTTTTTACGCCCATTGTTTAGATCAATGGTCGGGCGTGCAACGAATACAACACCCGAAAGGGGAATAAGTTCGCCTGACTTTGCCAGGTTATCAGCGCCCGGCCACCAGTATGTCACTGGTTGCCAACTCCCTGATAAGGAGCAAAGAACAATGGCAAACCTCACTATTCTGTCAAAAGAAATTCGCCAAGTTGACGGATTGTATTCCCTTAACGATTTGCACAAAGCGGCTGGCGGAGAATCAAAACATCAGCCATCAAACTTCTTACGGATTGAAACCACCCAAGCACTAATAGACGAAATCCAGTCCTCAGAAATGAGGAGTGCCAAAAAAACAATCAATGGTGGAATAAAACGCGGCACTTATGTCTGCCGTGAACTGGTCTACGCCTACGCGATGTGGATCAGTCCGAAATTTCACCTCCACGTAATCCGTGCATTCGATCAAATATCACAGCATCCCGTTCCGCTTTCATCAAAACAATATCACTATCCACATAAGCGTCTGGAGCAGCCATTTTTTACATCCAGTGGATCAGTATCTTTAAGCGTGTCAATGTTGGCCGACACGAGAAACTTCACTTCCCAGCTTATGCAGCTACTAAACGAACTTCGCACTGATGGTCACAACATTGATGCGGCATGGGAAGAATTTATCGCGATGCGTGATGGAATCATTAACGCCAATAAATTTTTGGAAGATGTAAACATCATGGCCATAAAGCCGAACATCAAGCCGAACATCAAGCCATCTGGTGGAAATTTAAAAAAAGGAAAATAAATCATGTTTAAAAACTTAACAATACTTCGCTCACCGCAAGGATTCATGCCGGACATTAACAGAATCAATGAGCATCTTTCGATACCGAATGAACTTGGCAGCAAGTGGTCGATTATTCGGAATAACGAACCCATGTTGAACATTCATAACCAGATTCTTTTGGTCATGGAAACGCAGAAAAAATCAATTCCAGCGTCGGTTGTTAAAAAGGAAGTGGAAATTCGTGTGAAAAAATTCATTACCGAAACCGGCGATGAAGCAATGGCAAAGTCGAAGTCCTTTCTAAGAGACATGAAAGAAACGGTGGTTGAGCATCTTTGGGCAAAAGCGTTTGTAACCAGCAGCTTCACCAAAATATGGATTGATCCAGTTAATGGCTACACATGCATTGACTCGACTTCTAAGGGTAGAGTGGATGAGGCTGTCAACCTGATGATTATGAGCGGCATGAAGTTTAGCAGACCAGACACGAAGGTTGATGCAGGTAATTTCATGCGCAGAATGCTGATTTCGGATGGAGACATTGATTACGGTCATGTCGGTCAAGATTGTGATTTTGAATTCCATGTTGGCCGGTCGTGTGAAATAGAAGGTGAAGGTGGTCGCTCGATTAGATACAAAAACGAGCCTCTTGATACAGAAGAGGTAAAAACGCACCTGATGTCAAAAATGGTGAACAAACTGGAATTGTCTCTCGATGACTCAGTGAGCTTCGTGCTGCACAAAGGCGCGTTGGCGGTCAGCAAACTCGATATTCTCGGTACCAATGAAGCCGATGCCGAGTCTAAAGAAGAGCAGTTTGATAATGACTTCATTCTTGCTACCGGAACTTACTCGAAACTGGTGGCCGCATTAATTGATGCGCTTGGTGGCGAGGTATCACATGAATCACAGCAATCACAAGAAGTCGAGCATGCATGAGAGCGGCAGTAATTGCACGTTTATTGCCGACAAATACGGTAAACACATCAAGCTTGGCGACAACGTTCGAGTAAGAATTCAAAACCATCCATCTATGGAGCCGGTTTACTCAACAAGCAGAGTTGTGGCCGTGGTCGAAGGTTGCGGCATAAAGTTTCGCGGCAATAAAGGCTTTCTCATGTTTGATGATAAAAGCCATCCTGAAATGGAAATTGTGGAATGACATTATGTTACAGAAAATGCAGATATTAAAAACCAATAAGGGGTACATTCATCGTGCTGATGGTCCGGAAATTGTACGACCAAAGCCGACCAAGGCTGATCTGGCGCAGCTGGATGATCTGATCAACCACTGCATAAGATCAAAGATGAGTAATGAGGTATCACTCAATATTATTGAAGAACTCGACATGATGCTTTATAGCGCCAGACCGATGGGGAAAAGGATTTCACGTTTGAGAGCCATTCATAACGGCACATACGAAAGAGAATACAAGACAATCCCTGCAGATAAGGTTAGCGAAGTTGACGCGCTCATAAGAGAAGGTTTGTCAGAAGGAAAAACAGGCAAACAAATCATGTCAATGATGACCGATAGAAAACTTAATTTCCTGTCCGATGGCGGTAACTTTTGGCGGATTAGGAAGGTTAAAGAAAAAATGGCTGATGAGGCACTTGCAAAGGAGTCTGGAAATGCAAATTGGTAGCTTTAATGTTGATCAGGAGATCGAGAGCGCAAGAATACGGCTTCATGACCAGATTGACGGTATTCTTCGTCAAAACTTAATCTGGAGAGATAGAGGAATGTCTTTTACGCTCAGATCGAATCAACCATTGTTCGGAACAGGCGTTCACATCGAGTATCAGAAATCATCAAACGAGATTATATTTGTTTTCAAAGTAAAGCCATGAAACCACTATTCGTACCACTTAATGCAAACCCTTACGACCAATTTGCAGATGGCACTAAAACCGATGAGTTACGCAGGTACGGTCCGCGCTGGAACGAAAATACCTGCCCTACCGGTCGCAAAGTCACATTATCTCGTGGGTATGGAAAGAAAAATCGCATGAGCGGTGTTATCTGGAGGTTTTACAAACAGCATGGGTCGCTTTTTGGGAGCACTTACAAAGAGTCAATAAAGCGAATCTACGGGACTCTTGACATTGAAATCGCCGTCATATCGATTACAAACTTGGAGAAAATTGAAAATGTATGAAAAAGAAGCTATCAATATTAATTACTTTGGTGTTGCAATAAACATTGCAGCGGCTGTTATTTTTGCGATAGGACTGTTTGCCGTGGGCATTATTCTTGCTGCAAAAATAAACAATAAAGATGTTGTTTATTTTAATGGTGAGTTGCGGTTTTACAATCCTGTCATAGCGAAAACGGCCTTGCTTGTCATCGATAGTGACCGAGCCGAATTAGCGATTAAATGCGACGATTATCCAGAGCTTACGGATTTGCATTTGTACTTGACTGCGATGTATGGCCATAACGCCAATAAAACATGGGTGGCAATCTCAAACGACCATTACAGATCAATCTACGGCGTTAATCATCCCTGCCACAAGACCGACAAAGAGATCGAATAATGGCATCAGTCAATAAAGTATTCACGATCAGGCGGGATCTGCTGCTGAATCAGGAAAGATCGCTTGAGTTGGCGCAAAACTGGAAAAAGAATAAAAGTAATTTGGAGTTACAAGATGAACGAAAGCAATTTAACTATTAG